GGCTGGAGAGCCAAGAGCCCGAGCCGCCGAGCCAGCTAGAAGACGTCCAGCCCGAGGAGTGGGCCGCGATCGCGTACCTGCTGAGCGAGGTGAAACTGGAGCGCAGCCTAGCGACCCTGCACTAGAAGGCCGGACTCTAGTAGATAGATATACAAGCGAGTTAACCGACTTGCGAATGGATGTTTATCAAGCGGGCAAAGGGTTTATAAGCGTAACGTATTTCCCGGACTCGGGGCCGTTCAAAGGGCAGACAAGGCAGATAAGGCATAAAACGTTTTCCGGTGTTGAGAGCCGAGCAGCAAAACTTGATTTAGTACGCGAAGAACGTCAGGTTGAAGCGCCAAGCGACCTTGCACTAGAAGGCCTACCGCCGATTGCGGTGCCGTTGCAGCGTGCGTTTAATGCGCCCAATGAGCAGAACACCAATGCGCTTTTGCAAGACGCCGCTAACAACGAGATTCTTAGCGAGGAGCAGCTAGCTGACTTCCAACAAAAAATCAAAGCCGGGGATCAAGCACGTGCCAAAGCCATAATGCACGTCTACCGCGAAACAATTGATAACGCTTATTTTACAGGCAATGTTGATATTGCTCTGGATATGGCACGGCAGGTTAAACCCGTACGGCAGATGGCTAACGATGTCGACCCTGCTGTGCGCGAAGCCGCTGAAGCGATTGCTGAGATGCGCCGTCCGGCTGAAGCCGAGCCTACTATCGAAGAAGAACTTGATCAGGTTCAGCTCGACGAAGAAGGTCAGGTTGCTGAAGAGCCGACCGAAGAAGGCTTTGACGGTGATATTTATGAGCTCTTTAGCCGCATAGATGAAGTTCGTCCGGGCGACACCATGACGCAAGCCGATCTTGGTGCTAATAAAGAGCGTTTTGCATCAGAGGAAACTCAAGCTCAGTTTGAACAAATGCTGCAAAACGGAGATAACTTGGGTGCGCTTAGGCTGGTCGAGTCAAATAGCAGCAATGAAGGGTACAGAAAGCTTGCCCGTAGGCTTATCAGCCTTGTAGGTGCCGAAACTACTCTTAAAGTTGTTAACGTTGGCGAGCGAGGACCTAGCAGACTAAACAGTGCATACGGCATTGCGCAGCTGCCCGGTGAAACTGGCACTGTAGAAGTATACTTGCGCGGGGACATTGGTCTTAACCAAGAAACTTTTCTGCATGAAAACATCCATGCAGCCCTTATGTCTCGATACGACCTACTTAAATACTACCTAGTAAATGATGGTATGCGGCGAGGCGCTGGGGATGAATACATAGACATCTACAAAGATGTATTTTTTGAGTTTAGGGAACTTGCGGCTGAGGAAGCTAGCCGCCCGAACGCTCCATCATGGCTGCGAGAAGCCGTTAACAAGCCTGATGAATTTATAACGTACGCGCTAACGTCTCCAGAGATGCAAGCTTGGATGCGCGACAAACCTTACTCCAAAGACCTTTCTTTGTGGCAGAAGTTTAAACAATTCATTCAGGAGTTCCTCGGCATATCCGGGCGTGAACCTACATGGCTTGACGCCGCTATTGGTGTCAGCAATCGGGTGCTGGATTCTGCAGACATAACTTCTCCAGATTTTCTGGCCACCCAAAGACGCAGGGGGGAAGCGCCTCTTGCTGGACAAAGCGCGCAAACCGAACAACTCTTTAGCCGCACGCCGTTTGTCAAAAAACGAATCTCGACAGTCAACCAGCTTAAGAAATCTGGCGAAAAGCTAATTAACCGCCTCAAGGGCACAACTGATATTGAGATTGTTCAGTCCGCAGAGGAGGTTCCAAACATTGATGTGCCTAGCGGTGTGCGTGGTGTCTACCACCGAGGTAAAGTCTATATTATTGCCGATGCTGTATCTGAGTTTGATCTTGAAACCGTTATTGCTCACGAAGTTGTAGGCCATGCAGGTATGGAAGGCCTGCTAGGAAGACCGGGGTTCAATAATCTAGTTCAGCAGATTAATCGGATTAAGGCTACAAACCCTCGAATACAAAAAGTGCTTGAGACTATTCGGCGTGAGTACACTAACCACCACGGTGAGTACCAGCTTAACGACCAGCAAGAAGCACGTGAGATTATCGCTCACATCGCAGAGTCAAAAGCCAGCTACTTAAGCGACAGCGGTATTCGTCGTGTATGGGACAACATTGTCCGCCGCGTGCGTGCAGCGCTCTCTAAGCTTGGCTTTGTTGACCCATCAGATGTTCTGCTTGATCAGCTAATCTACGAAGCCGCTTTGTTCGCAGAGGGTGGCCGTGGCGCGCTCAGGAAAAACCGTGTGTTTTTGCGCCCAGAAACTATGGCTGCGCACACAATGCAGCGCGCATGGGATAAAGGCTACCGTGGGTTTGATCTGCAAGAAGCAGGCGTTTACATGCGGGATATCGTTGAAGGTCGCAGGCAGGTTCCAGACCGCACGAAGGAAAACATTGATACCGCACCGCTCGATGATAGCTTTTACGACGATGTTAGTTTCTCTCGGCGTGCGGGCCCTGCGCAGCCTGTCAATGATGGGTTTGATACTACTGTTGAGGCGCGCGCCCCGACTCCACGCGATAAAGCTAATCCGGCAAAGGAAGTCAAAAAAATACTTAGAGGCGACTATCGCCTGTTTGATAACTTCCGCGTGAAAATGGTTGATGCCGCAGCGACAATCGAAGACAAGATAATGCAGCTATACGGCAACGCTGTTAAAGACGGCGCAACCGGGCTTATCAACCCAATGGTTTCTTACGTGCAGTCGCTTCGCTCTGAAGGCTTGGCGGCCAACGTACTACGTACAGGCTCTTTAGTGTTTGATAGCTCAGTAGGTTTGTGGGACACCGCCCGCAGAAAAGGCATGCCGTCGCTGACTGACGTCGTTGCAGATATCGCCGCGTTAGGGGAGAGAATTGGGCAGGAGAACGCTAACAGCCGCTTCCACGCCGCCGCTATTGCCCAACGAGAGTTGGAGATAGACAAGAACAACGTTGAGTTGCAACGCAAAGCCGACTCGCAGCGAAGTCGAGGAAGAACAAGAGAGGCGGAAAAAATTGAAGAAGGCATTGTAGACCTATACCCAAATATGGACGGAGGTCAGATAGCCGAGCGGCAGCGGGAGAACCGCGAGCTGGTTAAACTCTTTAGCACCTACCCAGAACTGCAGTCAGCGTTTGATAAGTTTACTAAGTTTAAAAACGGACAGATTGACTCGATGGTTGAGGCAGGTGTGCTAGACAGTGAGTACGCCAGTAACCTTAAAGACAACGCTGCCTATGTGCCGTTTAACCGCATACTAGAAGACGCCGATCCAAACACGGCCAGCGGGTACGAGGTGCATACTTCAGGGCTCATGCGGATTGGTGAGATCAAGCGCCTGCAAGGCTCTCCTCGTGAAGTAGACAATGTAATCGACAACATGGCTAAGCTTTCTATGTGGATGACACAGGCCACAGTGCGCAACCATGCGGCCAAAGAAATGGCACGTGGGCTTAGAGAGCTAGAAAAAGCCAGTCCCGGCACAGCAATTCGAGGTGAATACGCATCACCTGAGTTGATACCTCCTGACCTGCGGCCTCACTCTATATCATGGAAAGAAAACGGAAAGCGTAAATTCTTAGTGCCTATGGACCCACTAGATGCGTACGCTTGGCGCGGCACAGAGTCTGCCACTGTGCCGATGCTTCGCCCCTTTGCTGGATTTGCGAACTTCCTGCGTAAGGGCATCACACTCTCACCTGACTTTATACTCAGCCAGTTGCAGCAGGATACATTCCGCGCCTATGGGTTTGGTGGGCTTAAAAACCCAGCACGGGGTGCGCTTCGGGTATCCTCCACGTGGTTTAACATCCGCAGGCAGCTTGAAAAAGGTGAGTTTGGAGATGAAAACCTAAACCGCTACGGCATCGTCGGTCAGTATGATTATATGCCAGAGCAAGCTCGAAGGACTGCAGAGTCTGAAGCCCTCGGAGAGGAAACCGGGTTTGGCGGCAAAGCAATCCGATTCGGCGAAAGAAACGCTGAAGCTTCTGACTTATCCCAGAGAAAAGCTGTGTTTGACCAAACGATCGCTGAAGGCGGAGATGCCACGTTAGCGTTCTGGCGTGCATCCGAGGTTATTAACTTTAACCGCCGTGGCACCAGCAAAACAGCATCTGTCGCACGTCAAGTTATACCGTTTATGAACGCCTACATGCAGGGCATGAACGTGCTTGGTAAATCTATGATAGGCCGTGGGTTAAGCCAGCAAGAAAAGAAACAGGCGCTCGTTGCGTTTTGGGGGGCGGTATCTAAGCTCAGCGTACTCAGTGGGTTATATGCGTTAATGAATGCTGACGATGATGAATATATGAACCAGCCAGCACACATACGCACGCGGTTTTTCTTAGTGCCTTTGGGCGACGACTTGCCACCGTTAAAAATGGCTATGCCTGCAGACTTAGGATTCTTGGCGAAGTCACTGCCTGAAGCTGCGGTGATGAACATGATGCGCAACGACATAGACTCTCAAAAAACTGCGGTAGAGCTCAGAGACGCGTTTATGACTGCTATTATGGGTCCGAATCTCACACCTCAGCTACTCAAGCCATCATTAGAAGCCGCTGTTAACTATAGCTTTTTCACCGGCGCACCAATTGTGGGGCTGGGAGAGCAGAATCGCGAGCTTGAGGAGCAATACCGCGAGAACACTTCTCGGTTAGCAAGGCTATTTAGCAACGTTGGTATTTCTCCGTTAGTCGCTGATCATCTGCTACGAGGCTATTTCGGAACGCTGGGTGGCACTGCACTCACTATTACAGACATTACGTACGAAGCGGCTACGGGGGAGCAAAAGACTAAAAGAGAACTTGCTGACTACCCAGTTGCTCGTGTTTTGTTCGGGCGCACGCAGGGGACAGGATTCAAACAAGACTTTTATCCCATGCGAGACGACCTCCGCCGCGCTGTAGGCTCTTTGAATTTAGCAAGAGAACGAGGCGATGTAGAGCGAATGCGAGAAATCGTTGAAGGTGATCGACGCCTATTGCAGGTTAGAAGGCAGATAAACCGTATTAACAACACGATACAGAAGAGCAATCAGAGGATTGAACGAATTCAAAACTCAAACTTACCTGCCGAAGAAAAACGGCGGCGAGTAGACGCAGAACGTGAAGCTCAAGCTCGGTTGGCACCGCAGATTCGCCGTATGCGTGGATTTGTCTACGACAGTGAGTAAAAAAGCCCCCGGAAAACCCGGGGGCAACCCACTTTAGAGACCAGTGACGTGGTCAGCGAGGAGGAGAGAGCTACACGTCACTGCAAGTGGAATTCTACCGGATTCGCCAAGTTCTTACACCCTTTATATAGTTCTCAGTCCGCTGCATACAACGCACTTCTATTCCGAACTCACGTGCCAAGCGTTTGATCTGGCTTCGATAAGTCTGACAGCGCAGGCAAGGGACAAAAAAGCTATCACCAATACGCATACCGCCAAGCACAGCCTCAAAATCCCATCGCAACACATCTTAATCCTCACTACCACCATCGGTGCGTTCTTCTATAGCACCAAACAAAGCCTCAGCCTCTTCAGGGGCGCACTGAAAAACATGGGCGTCTACGCCCGGCGCGGTAATGGCAGTGCCCGCCATCATGCGCTTCTTAACAGTCTTAATGTAGCGGAACGTAGAGCTCTCCTCAGCCGCCTGTCTAAGCGCTTCAGACTCAGTGAACTGCCGGTCCACACAGTATTCTCGGAAAGCCTTCTTAGTGATATACATGCAATTCACATCCAGCTCAAACCGTGCGACCAGCTTAGAACTGCGCGAAGGCATCCAGACGTTGTCACCACTGCGAGGGTTGATCCGGTTACCAACAGCCAGAATGCCATTTGAGTGATCCATCAGGAACTCACCGACCAGATCATCAGCCAGTACCACTTCGGATTGCACTTCGCCTCGCAGACCCATGAGGTACTCACAAACCCAAATCTCTAGCGCAGCTAAATCAAAGTCGTGCAGCCTCAGCTTTTGTGCGATCCGTAGACCCACTAGAATCATAGCCAGTGTGCTCACCCAGAAGCGCTCATCCATCCGCTTGCCGATCTTATCGAAGATACGGTCACGCTGTTTCTCATACAGCTGGGGAATGCCGTCCTTGTTGTCCACGAGCCACTGGGCATAAACCTCACCGGCAACGCCGAAGTTCTCGTTGATCTTGTCAAATAGGATGTCTGCGTCCTCGACGTACTCGCGCTCAACGTGCATCTCTATCAGGCGCATCATCTCCCCGTCAGGCCGAGCTTTGGCTTTAGCGAGCTTGCTCATCATCGAGGCGTTAGAGTTGGTCAGCAGTATGGTCTTCCACGAGCTAATGTTCTTGCGCTCACGGTTTACGTCGCGCTCCATACGGTGCCTAGCACGGCCTTGCGATACCGCGTAGATCATGTTCGAGAGCAGGTCGGGTGCCAAGTTTGTCATCTCATCTGACATTACAGGCAGGTTATTCATCACGCCGATCCGGTGCATCTTAGATAGGTGCGTGTCATCTGCGATCAGCGAGGTGCCTTTAGGGTCGCCGAATATGCTCATGGCCAAGTAGCCAGCGGTCGACTTACCCGTGCCCGATTCATTACTGATTAGGTTAATTGTCGCGCCCGGCAGGCCGGTGAATGACATAAGCGGAGCGCCAAACCCGCAACCAGCGACAAGCTGCAGCGGCTCCATACGAGGTCTGGCTAAAACATTAAACGCAGACTTCCACTCACGCAGCGACCCTTGCGGCTCAAAGTACCGGATTAAGTCTACCGTCGTGCTGGAGGCAGGGTTATGCTCATACGTGCCGCCCTTTATGTACGCGCGGTTGCCGACAATGAACTTATCACGGTCTATGGTCCAGCCAAATTGTAGCTGGGCTTGGTGGGCTTTCTGCAGTTTCTGCAGCTCTTTAGTAAATCGTATTGTGTAATTCATAATTTCTTTCATCTGATTTTGTGTGGCAGCTACGCCTTCGCCACCGAAGATTTCCCTAAACTGATCTCCTGCCATTAGGCGTTTCAGCGGGACAGTAAACTCTTTTACGCCGTCCCGGGGCAGGTGCAGACGGAAAACGATTGACTCGCCATCGTTTGGGTCGAACACTCTTTTCACAGGATATAAGTCGTATTCATAAACTTTGATCTCTTGCGCGTCGTCACCGGAGCCGTCTTGGCGGTATATGCCACCACCTTGTGCGCGAAAGTACGGGAACGGAGGCGAAAACCCCTTAACTTCTTCGTCTTGCTCAACTGGTAAAGAATCCTTTACAGTTGCCACCGGCTCGCTTGGAGCCTCGGGGGTCTCAAGCATAAACAGCCCAGACTCATCCCGTTTGACTTCATTACCCAGTTGAATCGGACTGCTGATTTTTCCCTTGTGCGGGCAACCTTCACACAGGCTGGGCATAAGCTGGCCAATGGTCTCGCAGGTATACGGCCCCTTGGTCATGCTCGCTTTCTCGATTGTATTCTCAGCGCTATAGCCAGAATACTTTTTAGACATCAGGTGGATTGCTTCTTCGCCATCCTCGCAGGCCCAAGCAATCGACAGCCCTGCTCGCCACAACGGCTCATCAATGTCTTCCTGATTAACAATAATATGCTTAATCGCATTACAGCCCTTATCTTTAACGCTCTGCCGTGCGATTTTCTTAAACTTTGAGGTCCTTGTGCCGATTAACGCCTTAGCGGTAGCACTCAGCTCCATCTTGCCTTGCGGTGCTAACGCCTTATCCACAGGCAAATCTAAGGCGTCTAGGCTCTCCTCTATGTCCTCTACCGTAGAGACCTCGTGCGCTGAATCGTAGACGTGAACTGTCTTAGGATGATCAGGGTCTTTAAAGTTAACCGTCGTCGGCACGCGCAGTATGCGTGCAGAGTCCGCCGTGACCGCAGGGTCAGCATTAAACCCGACCAGACGACATGCCGCTTTGAGTTTGTTTGCAACTCGCTGCCACGCCTGATTGTCAATCTCACGGCTAAGTGGCCAGTAAACATGCACTCCGTTACCAGAATTGACCAGAAGCGGGTCGGGCAGACCGGTATTCCGTAAAAAATCTGGAAACGCAGCTAGTGCATCCTCCTGAGTCGGGTAGTCTTTATCTGGCCCACAGTCTACGTCGAGCCAAAATGAACGCATCCATCCTGTATTCTGTTGAGTTCTATTTTCACTGCCTTCCTTAAATGACGCTACTGCGAAATACGCGTTGACTTCCTGATCAACTAGGTCGCCTGCTCTCTCCGCAACTTCGTCTTTTGTGCTGACGAATTGTTGCCTGACCTTACCGTCGTTCTGAATGCCAACAACGCAGTAGCTCCCACTGTCAGGAAGCACAGCACCTAGAAAGTCTTGTAGTGCTTTCATTGATTGCTTCCGGCGTTGTTCGTTATAGAGGGGGCAGCTAGGCTGCCCCCGTTTATTGCCTACTTAAAAAGCCTAGATTGTTTTTTCGGAACAAAACTACTTGTTTTCGGCGCATCGTCTAAAGAAGCTACCAGATGTTCTAAGGCAAGAGCAATCTGCTCAGCTAAATTCATATCTAGCTCCACCACATCACCGTCACTTCTATTAAGCGCTTCATTAAGAAGTAGCTTTAGGTTCTCAACTTTCAACTGGCTTCTCACCTTCACTACTCATCGCCCCATTCATCGAGGATGTCAGAGATAGCAGGGTTTTCAGGCTCAGGCTCTTTTTTCTTAGAGACCTTCTTAGGCTCTTCAACCTCATCATCAACGTCCTCGACCTCATCCGACGCAGGCTCTGCGGCCTTACTCGCGCGTTTCGGTGTAGATTTCGTCTGTTTTGCCGGAGTAGGGGCACTCTCACCGCCGTCGTCAGATTGCGTGAACTTACGCTCACTGGTGTGCACCTTAGCGTCTTTACTCTCACCACGAGCCTGAATGGTCTCCCACTCATCCTCAGTCAGCGCACGGACCGCACGGAACATCAGCTTAGGCACCGGGGAGTTGGTGTCGAACTTCATCTCCGTGACAACTTTAACCACATCGTAGCCAAAGCCTGCCAGCTTGCGAACGTACTCCTGCAAAGAAAGATGATGTTCGCTGTCTACATCACCAAAGATGGACTGCGCTGGGATATTCAACCCATAGACATCGCCGTTCATATCCCCTTCGAGGACTACAGCTAAGCGAGCTGAATACTTACACGCGCGGCCACCGTTGACTGCCGAGCCTTTGATGTTCTGCGGGCAAGAAGCACAGATAGGCGACTGCGGGTTCTCCACATGCTCACTGGGTGCATTGCCATCATCAGACCAACAAGCTGGTGCAGACTTCTCGCCCTCCTTATAGGAGTCACCATAGTAGGTGCGAGCATAGCCCGGCGCTGATGCCACAATGACAACCTTCATCGCACGGTCTTCGTTTGCTGCGACCTGCTGGCCACCGACCATCATCCGAAAGACACTGCCTTTAATACTGATCCGCTTAAGACCACCATCCGCAGCGCCAAGCGCCCGTGCTGTTTCTGATAGCTCTCCGCCTTTTAAGTGGGCAGGCACATTAGCAGCGCCTTCAAACATTCCAATCTCTTTACTCATCACTGATCTCCTTCTCTGAAATTTCAATGGTTTGTACGTCGCTGTTTACCGCCACATACACATAACCTTTTTTGCCTTTAATATACAGCGCGTCTTTGTAGAGTGCGTAACTCAATGCTCGATACTCCGTAATCTCAGGGCTCTCCCAACTATCAAAATTAGCAGGCTTTCGGTATGTGACTAAAATGTCGTAGCCACACTCCTTATCGCCACTCAAACACCTCTCATTACTCATCACTGATCTCCTTACTCGTAAATTCTCATCTGGTCATTGACGTACTCGACAAGGGATTCTTTTTTAAAGAAAACTTTCTTGCCCAGCTGCACAAAAGGGATTTTTCCCTCTGTTCTTAGCTTGTATATCGCCGACGGGGACAGCCGTAAAAAAGCAGCCGCCTCCTTTGTTGTCAGCAAATCAAGCTCGTTTTCATTCTGATTCACTATTTGTTGCCTCTTCTTACGCGGATTACATACCGGCTGTCAGCGTTAACCGGCGGCTTTACATCTGGATTGTCTTCCAGAAACTGTTTGAAATTGCCCTGATGGATTCGTCTTTCTAGCAGGTCGTAGCTGCCATTCTCATCGAGGAATTTCGTAAAAGAGTCCCAATCAGGTGCCCAGTACCGGGTCATCACCTGTCTGGAAGCTGTGCCGTGCGCAGTCTTGATGCTATCCATGCCGTGTTCTTTCGCAAGGTTAAGCAACTCCTGCTCAATAGCGTCGAGCTTAGACTTTAATTCTGCATCCTGTTCGTCGAACTTTTTCTTAAGGTCGTTACGCGTGTCACGAATGCGCACGTACGCAGCGACTAGCTTGCTGGTATCCATTTTTTGTCTCCAAAGTTGTCGTGGGTTACGATTTCAGTTCCTGCTCATATAGAGCAACCAACGTCTTTTGATTGGTTTCTTTTGATTCTAGCGCATCATATACTCGTTTTTCAACCTCTGAGCCGTAAATTTTTATTACAGTCATTTTATTTTCTTGTGATGGCCTATTTATACGTTCGTTTGCTTGTAGCCATGTTTCTACGGATGCCACTGGGCCGAACCACACAATAGTATCCGCCGCTGTCAGAGTCACCCCGTGCGATGCACTTTGAGGCTGCACAACAAGCACTCGGGGGTCATCGCTCTCTTGAAAGTCTCTAAATATCTTAGTCCGCGCCTTCATAGAAACAGAGCCATTCACAATCTCAGTGCTAAACCCGTCCTTTCGTAGCCGATCAGCAACAATATCAATAGCATGTCTGAACGGAACGAACACAATGACTTTATGGCTTGCCTCCTGCACAACCTCCGACACCTCATCCAGCCTGTTCTTCGCGTCGAACTGAACCGTCTCACCATCGTCGGAGTAGGCTGCGCCGCAAGATATTTGAAGTAACTTGTTTAACCCTGCCGCTGCATGGACTGCGCTGATACTCTCGCCTGCAGCCTCGATAAGCATTTGTTTCTTAAGTTGTTTGTAATACTTTTTCTGTTGCGCGGTAAGCTCGATCTCACGGGTGACGTATGTAATCGGCGGTAAGTCTAGGCAGTCTGCCTTTGTATAACGGATCGCAGGTTGAAGCGCTGCGTTGACCAGCCTAGTCGCATCCGGCGCAGGCACCCATTTAAACTGTGAAAGGCGAACCATGACTCGGTTCTTCCACGAGGTGAAATAAGGTGGTACTCGCTGAGGCACTGCCAGTTTGGCAAGCCCGTAGGCATCGGCGGGACTCTGTGCTGCCGGTGTGCCAGTCAACATCCAGAGTTTAGTTTCTGGGCTGACAATCCTATTAAGTGCTTTCCAACGCCGAGTGGTCGCCGTCTTTACAAAGTTCGCCTCATCAGCAACTACCAGATCAAACTTGCCCTTAAGCTCATTTTCGACCAGCGGAATGCCGTCGTAGTTTATGATCACAAAGTCATAGTTGCCGTTGATTACTTTCTTTCTTGTCTCTCTTGTCCCGTGCGCCACCGCAGCTCTACGGTGCATGGCGATCTTAAATATGTCTGTCATCCATGCGGAGTGCATAATCGAAAGCGGGCTGATAATCAGCACTCGCTTAACATCTCCTAGGTTCATCAAATAATCAGCAGCCCATATCACAGCGCCCGTCTTGCCTGTGCCTTGCTCGGAGAAACAGAACGCTCTGTTATTGGCTGTTAGAAAGCTAGCTGTTTGGCGTTGGTGGTCGTAGGGTTTAAACACTCCGGGCCAGTTGTAGTCTCTTAAGATGGGGGATGGAGTTCTGCGAAGGCCTAGGTTAGCAAGCTTTCTGGCGTTATCCAGTGTCCATTTGACTAGGACTTTGTCTGTTCCGTTCTCGTCGCAGCCCATATAGCGGCTCTGCTGGATCGCGTTGGTTATTTTTTCTTGGTCGCGAACTCGAACTAGTAGACCCCTATCTTCTATTATTTCCACACTACCTCCAAAGATTGCACATTCCACTCTGTCAGAGCGGCGCAGGCCAGATTACAAACCCAAAGGGGCGGAGTCAAGGGGCTAGGTAGCTTAAGTGCTACTTCACCCCAGCAGATTTAGTACGAGCGTACGAGCGGTTCTTTGACGCGGGCTTGGCACGTAGGTTGCTACGCTTTGTGCTGCCGCCTTTGCTAAGCGGCTTCTTGTGATCTACATCCTTGCCATCACCTTTTCTCACTTTGCCTTCTTTTTCTAACTGATAGCGAGCTCGATTGCGTGCTGCCCGGCGGGCTTTGACTTCTGGCTTGCCATCATACTTACGTTCTTTCTTGTAATCCCGAGGGTTTCTAGGCATTTCCTGATCTCCCATTAAACTCGCAATGCTCCACAGGGCACCACTTGCGGCACAGCCCGTTCGGATTGGGCGGCCAGTTATCATGCTCGAATGACCCCTCAAGTATATCGGTTCGGCTGATCCATTTCTCCCATAGCTCGTCTGATTGGTCTCGCGTGTATTCCCCTTTGACAACTACATCGTGTAGTAAGAAAGCCAGCGCAGCTTTAACAGTCTGCACTTCAGGGAAATGGTCAAACACCATCAGCGCCATAAGCTCAAGCTGCTTTTTATCCGGGTACTTAGCAGAGCCGGTCTTGTAGTCCACAACCCTAGCTTTGTCGCCGTCGATAATCACTAAGTCTGCGATGCCTCGAACCCATGCGTCTTTGGCACGGAAATCAGTAACCTGCCTGTCTACGGTGAGCGCCATTTTTAGCTCGACTTTTTTCTCACCGGGTATTTTATTCAGGGCATCCAGTGCGGGCTTAAACTGCTCCATGCCTGCGGGGAGGGGCGTGCCGTATTGGATATACTTCTCAGCGGCAAGATGGACTTGAGTGCCGTATCGACTTTGCTCTGTCTCCTCAAATGGATATAGCTTAAGAACTTTTTCCGCGTGGTATTTACGAGGACAAGTCTCAAAAGTCTTTAAGGCACTGAAACTCCATGAGTGTTTGGTCATTTAGCCGATCCATAGTCGCAGGCAATATCACCTTCCGACCATGTTATCAGTTCTGGCCACCAAATTACCCCCCTACGCATGATGCACTGCATGTAATCCAACGCATCCTCGGCCCAGTCCTCGTCGACTACCAATATGACTTCATCGTGCACGGTGTGAGCAATGGGGTATCGCTTCTGAATCTCCAGCATCATGTCGCATAACGCTTCACGGGCGAGGTGCTGCACGATGTTCTCCGTGACTTTCCCCGCGTATATCCGAGCCTTTTTCCTGCCGTGGCCGTATACCCACTCACTACGCCCAGTCTCCTCATTGGCTTCTTCTCGTAAGTCTGGGTAGCGGATCATGCCGAGCGGCGTTTTAATCCCACCTTCAGCCGTCCTGCACAGCCCCCACGGGTCAATCGCTATGCCGTGGTGCCCGTAGTAAATGTCACGCAGTGCGTTATGGCAAGTGCGCCACCCCGATGCAATTCTCCCGTATTCGTTTCGCCACTTTGAAACGATTTGTTCTGACTCTTCTAAGCTAATGTCGACGCCGCCCATCAGACGGGCTACCTTCTGGAATGTCGCGGGGCCTGCGCCAAAGCCCAGTCCTAAGTGAGCAACCTTGCCCACCTGCCGCTCAGCCTTAGTCACATCGTCCCATGACTTCTTATACAGCTTACTGGCAAAGTCTTTATACAGATCAGCCTTCTCGGGGTCATCCTGAAACAGCTGCATGCTGTCCGGCTCTTTCCACAAAAAGTGGTTTACTCGCAGCTCAATGCCAGACAAGTCAGCCACAACCACTTTCTTACCCTTCGGTGCCACTAAACACTTACGCAGCGCATCAGACGGCTTGGGGCTGCTAGGGTTCACGCGTGGCAGGTTTTGCTGGTTCATCTTCATCGTGCCAGACCACCGACCCGTTGTATCCGCGCCGTAGTAATTCAACGCAACCGGCATGCGCCCACCGATAGCGCGGCCACAATTTAAGAAGTGCCCAATGCGAGACTCAAGAATAGTGCTCTTGACACCCAATCTAGCGCTGGCAGCGGCAGCCACCTCAAAGTCCTCATGCTCCTGAAGCGCAAGGAACTCCTCGTCAGTCTTAGCCAATGCGGGGATTTGTTTCTCAGGATCAGACGGTGATTCTTTCATCGGCACCGGCACGCCCTTCCTAATTAGGAACTTAGCGAACTTCGGCGCACTAGCCAGCACCTTCTTAGCCTGCTCAATAAGCTCCTCTTCAGACATCAAGGCATCCACCTCGGGAAGTAAGACCCTTGCCACGCCGAGTAAAGACTCACGTTGCTTCACTTTAAGCTCCGCCAGCGTGCGTACAAGTAGCGCTTCATCCATCTCAAACTGCGGCTCGACAAGCATGCGGATCGTCATATCAACGAGCTTGAGTTCTCTAGCGCCAAGCCTCGGGGCCAGCGTATTGAATATGCCAGCACACAGATCGGTGTCGACCACGTTGTACGTACGCATGAGCTCAATCTCATCGGAGGTGAAGTCCGCCAGCTTTTTGCCTTTGGTGTTCGTAGCCTCAAGGTCGAGCTTGGCACCGAGACCAAGGTCAGAAGCCACCTTCTTTAGCGACCCGCCGACAGTCTTTGAGTAGCCTAGCGCACGGGCAATGGCCAGCGTACAGCTCCATGCTTTAGGTTTAATCCCGAAGCGCCATGCACAGATCATCGCATCGAAGCCCGCCATGTTATGCCCGATCAGCATTGCGTTTGAAAAGTCAGTCCGGTCAGCCCAAGCCTGAATCTCATCTTCGCCGAACAGCACAAAGGTCTCGCCGTCGTTACCTTCTTTGATAGCGACCGACTGAATCTCAGTCTCAGGGTGCATGACATACTCAATCGGGTTGATCTTAGTCAGGCTGTGGTCTTGTGACCAGAAAGTCTCAAAGTCGATGTATATTGGTTTCATATCTGTACCTCTTATTGCAAAAACCCTTCGTTTTTGTACACTTCAACCCGAGCCACGCCGCTTATGATTGTGTCCAAGTGATCTATGATGTCGGCAGACTCTTCGTCGCTTAACTCTTTTGACTCTTTAGTTTCTGTGTCTTGTTCCACAAAAGCTACTTGCACCGCTACCTCAACGTAGCACGCCTTGAAATCACTGACTGCATACTCAGCTATGCTGTTCGCCTCCTGTGGGTCGTCGTAAGAAAAAGGGTAAAACATATTGTTGTAGTGAACGGCAATCGCCGTATCGGATGCGCGAATCCAAGTGTCAGATACGTACTGAGCCCATACTTCAGGCTCTTCTTGCCTAAATGTGTTTAAAAAGTGATCGCACTCTTCTTTGTTGCGAAACCCAACGGCAACGCCATATTCAGAAGCTATCATCACTGTACTCCTTTGTTTAGGATAGCCCGCACTTCACCCAAAGGCAGGTTTAACCTTTGCGCTATTTGCTCAGCCAGACTACCCCTAAACCACAACTCTCGAACTCGATTTTTATCCTGCGCTCTCACTCCATCCACCTTTTCCACAGGTTGCGAATCATCTGCGTCATTGTCAGTTCATACTCGTCATCTTCAGGGTCAGGCCCATTGGCTCTGGCTATATCAGATAGCCGCTGCATCTCTAGCATCTCAGCCTCACAGTCATCATCAGCACGCCAAGCGGCGCTTATTTTTTCTTGATTATTCATTCCGTTTCTCCTTAAAAAAGCTCTTGAATGTATGCATCCACGGCAGCGACTGCCGCTTCGCGCTTAATATCCATGCTGTCTTCACTGTCCTGCATGGCAGTTATCGCCACACTAAACGCTCGACGGACTTCATGCGGGCTTAGCTCTGAGAACTCCATGCTCTCAATCGCCATCTCTTTTAAGAATTCAAAATCGCTCATTCCAATTCTCCTGCCAAATAAAACGTATGCCGACCGAGCGTACCCAGCGGCTCGTACTCACTAGACCACCAAGGCTCGACGTCTACTGTGTGGTAGTGCGTAGCGACCACTCCGAGGGCTAATGTATTCTCAAGCACCCCCTCGGCTATGTCCTTTGCCTTGTGCCATGCCGCCCAGTCGGTCACCACCTCTTTCTGCCCATTGCAGTAAAAGGAAAACTGGCAGCGGTTAAGCTGCCCCGGATAGCGGTTCTGTTTGACTACCTCGCACACATCATCAGGAAAACGACGATCCTCTACACGGTTCATCACCACCTCAGCAACAGCAATCTGCCCATCGGTAGGCTCACCTCTAGCCTCGAAATATATCGCTGCCGCTAAGCAGGCTAGCGTTGTTGTCATCATTTCAGTTCTCCTTGTTTGTTTAACTCAATAACCCGATTTACCTCCTGTATAGATTGTGTGACGTGCTTTATCGCGGCGTCCAAATGGCTTTTTTTGTCTTCTTCCTCTTGTCTCAATTTATCAATCTCAGAAAGCAAATTGTCTTTTGTGTCACTCAACTGTCTACGAATTACTTGTACATACAGCCCGTTTTTTGTAGAGGTGTATCGGTTTTCGGCACGCCCGTATTTCAAATCAGCAACGGGGGTTTGCATATCAAACTCAGCAACAGCCTTATCAATCGCATCGTCCGTGGTCTCAGCTTCAACCACTGCATCAACAAAACCCGTAACTTTCAACTCTACTCTATGTTTTTTCATTTCAAACCTCCCAGCGCTTCCTCAAGCGCGTCTAAATTATTGGCATCAATCACTATGCCGACGCCGCCGCTTTCGTTTATTTCGTTTAAGTTCTTCTGCTGAAGCGCAGTCGGGCCACGCTTCTTAGCATCTGCTTTGACTTCTATGCCGATAAACCGCCCGTTCACGCAAGCGACGACATCAGGTACGCCCGAGGCACCAAAGCCACCGGTCACAGGATAGAAGTAATAGGCACCATGCTGCTTTAGAATCTCAACGACTTTCTTCTTCACCTTCTTCTCGGGTGTGTCAGCCATCTCCGTACCTCTCTAACCTCTCAATCTCAGCCTCAGCATAGAACTTCAT